GCCCCATCAAGCGCCGTCGCAAGACAATGGCTTGGCAAAACGGAAAGCTAGTCCCGACACAAGCTATTCGTAACGAGTGGGAGCGCGTTGACCCGTTCATGTTGTACTGGGCTCCGTGGGCTTGGGATATTAACGACGGGTTTGTGATTGAGCGCCACCGCATGACTGCAGAAAACCTGCAGGCTCTGATTGATGTACCCGGCTATAACAACGATGCTATTCGTAGCGTTCTTGACGACTTCACCGGCGGTAGCCTGAAGGAATGGCTGTGGTCTGATTCTGCGAAAGCTGAAGCCGAGGGTAAGAATACAACCGATGCCCTTGCTACAGACGACTTGATCGACGCCTTACAGTTGTGGGACTCAGTACAGGGTAAGTACCTACTTGACTGGGGCTTGACTGAAAAAGAAATCCCAGACCCCGCGCTTAGCTACCCTTGCGAAGTTTGGTTGATCGGCGGCACTGTTATTCGTGCAGTCCTGAACTACGACCCACTAGGCCGCAAGCCTTATTACCTGACTTCTTACGAGAGCCTACCCGGCGCCGTTGAGGGCAAAGGCGTTACAGACTTGTGCCGTGATTCACAAGCAATGGTCAACGCTACAGCTCGCAGCTTGGCAAACAACATGGGCATTAGCTCTGGCCCGCAAGTTGGCGTAAACGTATCTCGTTTGCCGCCGGGCGAAGACATTACTGAAATGCACCCTTGGAAAATCTGGCAGTTCCAGAGTTCTGATTACGGCGACAGCTCACAGCCTATTCAGTTCTTCCAGCCAAGCAGTAATGCAGGTGAATTACTAACGGTGTTTGAGAAGTTCTCTGCGCGTGCGGATGAGGACACAATGATTCCCCGTTACATGACGGGCGAACATACACCCGGCGCTGGGCGTACCTCATCTGGTTTGTCGATGCTAATTAGCAACGCAGGTAAAGGCATTAAGCAGGTTATCAGCAATATCGACCAGAACGTTATTGTCCCGGCTATTGAACGCTTGTATCAAGATAACCTTCGCTATAGCGAAGACCCTGATTTGATCGGCGACGTAAGTGTTGTCGCTCGCGGTGCTAATAGTTTGGTTGTTAAAGAAGCTGAAGCTATCCGCCGTAATGAGTTTATGCAGCTCGTCTTGACTAACCCGATTGCTCAGCAGATTGTTGGCATGGATGGTGCGGCTGAGTTGTTGCGTTCTGCGGCTAGTAATCTAAACGGTAACGTGGACCGCATTGTCCCTGACCGCCAGCAGATTAGCACTATCGAACAACAGCAACAAGTTATTCAGCAGTTGCAACAACAGTTACAGCAAGTCATGGGCGCCGTTCAAGAAGCTCAGCGCGGTCAACCATCACAAGCAGCCCCAGAAGGTAAGAATATGTTACCCGATGGTTCTCAAGTTGGTGGGCGCGAGAGTAATTTTATGTCCCCAAGACCTAACGGAATGTAACTTGTTGACACATTAGTAACAAGTTGCTATAAAATTGAGCACATGAGGATTTTTATCGGACCTAAGCCTGACAGGCAGCAGATGCAAGCGTTACTACGCTGCAAGCAGCCGGAAAACGCAGCGCTGGTAGGACTTTTCCGATCTAAGCTAGACGAGGCTAAAAACGCCTTAGTAATGGCTGACGATACGGTAATGATTCACCGCCTGCAAGGTCGAGCTGAAGTTCTTCAAGATTTTCTCGAAGCGGTTGAAAAATCGTCCGAGATAGTCGAGCGGGTTAAATAACCCGCATTTTTGTAAACCGAAGCAAACCATTATGCAAACGGCAGACCGCAGTAGGAGCCCAGAGCAGAGTTGGAGCGAAAAGGGAAATTAAGATGGCATTGCCTAAACAAGTTGAGAAGACGATTAAGGATTTAGAAGCGCTGGAAGCGCAGTTGGCTAAAGAGCAAGAGGACAAAAGCCCCTCTACGGAGGAGCCCAAAGCCGAAGAGCAGTCAACAGAGCCCACGCCTGTAGCTGAAGAACCTAAAGCGACAGAACAACCGAAGGTAGAACCGTCTAACCCAGTGGAAGTCGATCCACAGGAAGAGGAAACGTGGCAACAGAAGTACCGTACCCTGCAAGGGATGTACGATGCGGAAGTTCCCCGATTGCATGCTCAGTTGAAGGAATTGAAGGCTCAGATGAAAGAGCTGGAGAAGCCTAAAGCTGAAGAAGCACCGAAGCCTAAAGAGCGAAAGAAACTGGTTACTGATGATGATGTCCAAGCCTTTGGCGAGGACCTTATTGAGGTACAACGCAAGGTAGCCCGCGAAGTGGCGCAAGAGTTCCAAGAGGAGCTTGAGAAACTCCGATCCGACAACGATGTCCTGCGCGAGCAGTTGACAAAGACCGGTTCACAAGTTTCTGAAGCTAGCTTTGAGCAGAGACTGCACCGTATGGTGCCGGATTTTGACCAAGTTAACGCCGACCCTAAATGGATCGCTTGGCTTAACGAAGTTGATCCTCTGATTCGAGCCCCTCGAATGACTGTGGCGCAAGAAGCGTTCAACCGAGGCGATGCCGAAGGCGTTGCGTATTACGTGAGTATGTTTAAACAAGGCATTGCTCCCGCACCGCAACCAAAAGGTCCAAACGAAGAGCTAGAGCGTCAGATTCAACCGAACCGCAGTGCTACTAACACCGCACCAGTTCAGCCAAAAGGCAAGACTTATTCTGTAAAGCAGATTGAGGCTATGTTTAAAAAGGCGGCTGATTTGGGTGGTCGAGGTGACATTGAAGCGGCTCGTAAACTTGAAGCTGAAATTGATGCCGCGTATATGGAGAATCGCGTTACCGCGTAACCTATATACAGGTGTCTAACCAACCTGTTTTAAACTTTTAAGGAGGCCAAAATGGCTGCTGTTTATCCCGTCACTGGCGATTTCGCCACTAGCCAGTCTTACTCTGGCGCATTTATCCCCACCCTGTGGTCCGGCAAGCTGCTTGCCAAGTTCTACCAGAACACCATGCTGTCAGAAGTCACTAACACTGACTACGAAGGCGAGTTGAAGAACCAAGGCGATACCGTGCGTATCCGTTTGGCTCCTTCAATCAGCATCTCTGACTACACCGCTGGTCAGAGCTTGAGCTACGAAGTGCCTGAGCCCATTTTCCAAGACATGCAAGTCAACAAAGGTAAATACTTTGGTGTGCAAGTCAACGACGTTTTGGCTTATCAGTCAGACATGTCTTTGATGAACATGTTCACGGAAGATGCTGCTAAGCAGTTGAAAATCGCTATCGAAAACGAAGTGTTCTTCAACAGCTTCGTGACCGAAGGCCCTGCCGCTGCCAACGAAGGCGCTACTGCTGGTGCTATCTCCGCTGCCTACAACTTGGGCACAGACACCGCTCCTATCGACCAAGCTACCCCTGAGAACGTGTTAAAGGCTATCCTTCGCATGTCTACAGCCTTGGACGAGCAGAACGTGCCTGAAGATGGCCGCTTCCTGATCTTGTCGCCCTACGACCGTCACCTGTTGATGCAATCAAGCATCGCTCAGGCGTACTTCTCTGGCGATAACTCAAGCACCATCCGCTCTGGTAAGATCGGTATGTTGGACCGCTTCAGCGTCTATGTGTCTAACCTGTTGCCCAAAGGTGCAGCAGCTAAGGCATTGGTTGCTGGTTTGTCTGCTACCGCTACCGGCGCTTCATTGACCGATGCTAAAGCCCGTCGTACGATGGTTGCTGGTACTAAGGCCGCTGTGTCTTTCGCCATGACCATCAACAAGACTGAGCCCCTGCGTAACCAGACAGACTTTGGCGACATCGTTCGCGGTTTGGCTGTCTATGGCCGCAAAGTGACTAAGCCAGAAGCTCTGGTCGTTGCTCAAGTCGGTTCCGCTACCTAATAGCGGCTAAGAAGAGGGGGCGCTAGGCCCCCTCTCTGTCTTTTTGGAGAAACTATGAATCCGTTAGATTTGATGAAGCGGCTTAACGGCCAAATTTTGGGCCACAAAATCCGTGCCACGATCAACGGCGAAATTGTCGTTCTCGCCAAACTCGAAGGGCAAGACTGGCAACTAACCGAAAAAGGCCAAGTTTTGGCTAACGAGCAGTCTAATGTAGTAGTCGCTGAAGCGGTTCCTGTAAAAACTCGCAAAAAGTTTGCGGCTGCTGTAGAATCTGTGTCAGAAGCAGTGGGTCTACGCGTCGATGTTGACGTTTCTAAAGAATGAGGTAAGTTATGGCCGCAGTTAAAGTCGTAGAAGTAGTAGCACGTGCTAAAACGTTACTGCAAGACACAACCTCTGTCCGATGGCCGCTCACCGAGCTGCAGTTGTGGTTGAATGATTCGTACCGAGACATTATCAATTTGCGCCCGGACGCGAATACGCAGACAGGCACTTTCACTTGCGCAGTAGGTCCTCGCCAAAACGTCACTTCTGTATTTTCTAGCGCCCTGCGTTTGATTGATGTTGTGCGTAACGTCGCTGCTGCTTCTGATAAAAGCGCGATCCGTCTAACCAACCGAAACATGCTTGATGACCAGCGTAGTACGTGGTATGGTGACACGCCAGTTGTGACGGTTCAACACTACATGTTTGACCCGCGCTTACCCAAAGAATTTTTGGTGTATCCTCCCGCGGCTGCTACTGCACAACTAGAGATTGTGTACTCGTCTGTACCGCAAGGTCACTCTCTCACAGAAGTTGAGTTAGGAAACCCCCTGACTACCGACACAATTAGCGTTGATGATAGTTACGCTGGTGCGATCCTTGACTACATTCTGTATCGCGCTTACAGCAAAGACGCAGAGTATGCAGGTAATTCTCAACGAGCTGTAGCGCACCTGCAAGCGTTCCAAGCTGCATTAACTGGTAAAGGTCAGGTCGAGGCAGCGTCACAACCCGGAGTTGCATAATGGCAAAAGTGTGGGATGACTTCTTACCATTGGTGAAGCCCCACATTCCGGGCTGCCCTGACATCACTGTTAAAACATACCTTGCTATTACAGCAGCGGATTTCTTTGCGCAGACGCACCTTTGGCGCGACGACATTGATCCTATTTTTACAGCCCCCGGCATCGTTGAGTACGACCTCAGCGCTGATGTTTTTGTAGAAGCAGTGACATCCGTTGTCGTTGATAATATGGCGCTGCAGCATACTGATATTCGCATGATCCCCAATGATCGGCGGTACGATAGGGGTAATCCTACTCACTATTGGATTCAGTCCGATAATTCCATTCGCCTGTTCCCTATTCCGGACTCCCGTGTTCATCTACGCCTTACCGGTGTCCTGAAGCCTAGCCGTACAGCCACTGGTGTTGAAGATTGGATTTACGAGACATGGGCAGACGCTATTATTTGCGGAACTATTGCTCGTCTAGCTGCTATCCCCGGTAAGGATTGGACAGACGTAAGCATGGCTGAGTACAACAAAAAACAATACGAGCAAGCCATCTCTCGCGCTCGTATTCGTGACATGCGCGGTGTCAAACATAGTGTGACTATGGCTCCGGCTGCTTAAGGAAGCGTTATGGTAGATAAGATCAAACTAGTCCAAGGTGATACCCGCCCTGCTATTGTCTGCACCCTGACAGACGAAACGACTGGGTCTGCTATTGGACTTACAGGCGCTACTCCTGTTTTGAAGTTCCGCGCTTTAGGCGCTACAACGCTTACTGCAACTGTTACTGGTACGGTCACGGACGGCCCTAATGGCGTGTGCGTTTTCTACCCAGCTTCTGCACCAGAAATGTTGGCTGGTGATGCTGGTGATTATGAAGGCGAGATCGAGATTACGTTTAGCGACGGGCAAATCCAGACAGTCTACGATACCCTACGCTTTAAAGTTCGCGAGGACTTCTAATGGCGACTAGGCTAACCATTGTTAGCCCTAGCGCTTCCGCTCAGATCGTAAAGCCGAGGCTGAGTGTCTCTATTGTTGCGCCTGTAGCTGGCGTCACCGCTGTATCTCCAGTCGCGCAGACAAATTACACGCTTCTAAGCAGCGACCTTACATACTCTGTACCTGCCGCGCAGCTTGATTACATTAGCTTCGCTGTCGCGACTACCATTGACTACACGGGGCTGTATAAGTATGTCATAGATGCTGTGGCCGTAGTAGAAGGCAAGCAGTTTACGCTCGCTAAGCTGCGCACCGATACTATTTCTGCTATAGACTCAGCTTCGTTGGCTTTTAGCCGCTCAGCTACGGATAGCTTTGCCACTAGCGATTTTTCGACGGTACGGGCGCAAAAAGGGCTGTCTGACGCGGTCGCTTTAGGTAGTTCCGCCGCTTTTGATTTTACTAAAGGCCCTACGCAAGATAGCATCTCCCTGCAGGATAGCGACACTCTTGACGTAGCGCGCCGCGCTTTTGACGAGGTATGGGTAGCTGACGCCGCTGCGTTTTCGACCGTCAAGCCTATTTCCGATACTACTTCTGTTACTGAAGCCACAGAAAAGGGGTTTGTAAAGCCAGTAGCTGACGGCCTCTCTATATCCGACGCTCCGGTTTTAGATTTCAGTAAGCCGCTCGCTGACAGCTTCTCTATTTCTGAAGACTCTACGTTTGAGCTGAGTAAGCCAGTGGATGACACCATAGTGGCGGCGGAGGCCTCTAGCTATGAGTTTTTAAAGCCGCTTCAAGATACGCTGTCTGTTCCAGATGACGCTACTTTGGACGTTGGCAAAGGTCTTGCTGATGAGACGTTTATTACCGATATTCTCACCCCAACGCTCATCTATGTTCGTTATTTCGACGACGCTTTCGCCCTAAACGACAACTTTGGCGCGGGGGACGGTATTGCGTTTGTGTGGGAGCGAACAGTAGCAAACGTTGCGCTATTGAGCGATAATGCTACCATATTGGTTAGTCCAGTTCTGTCTGACGTTTTTTCTGTTTCAGAAAGTTTTGGGCTTGTCAGTCAGGGTTACTGCGACCCGACCTATTTCGCAGAAGACTACGTCGGGGACTCCCGATATTTATAGGAGTAAATCATGTTCCAAGAGAACTTGAAGGTGACCGGCGCAGTAGCGATTAAGGTCTTTGATAAAAACGGTGTCCTTAAGCAAGAGCAAAATATTAAGAACTTGGTGGTTACATCAGGTAAAGAATTTATTGCTGCTGCGATGGTTGGCACGCCCACTCAGATGAGCCACATGGCTGTCGGTGCTGGTACATCAGCCGCCGCTGCAGGAAACACAAACCTTGGTAGCGAGTTGGGCCGCGTTGCTTTGACTTCAGATACTTCATCTGGTGCTGTGGTCACTTATGTAGGCGATTTCCCCGCCGGTACTGGTACTGGTGCGGTTACAGAAGCAGGTTTATTTAACGACCCCACCGGCGGTGTTATGCTTTGCCGTACTGTATTTGCTGTTGTTAACAAAGGCGCAGACGATGCGATGAGCATCACTTGGCAAATTACTGTGTCTTAATTGGAGAAGTTTGAATGGTCGACATCGTCACCCGTGCTGGCAAAGGCTCACCGCTAACCAACGCGGAGGTCGATGCGAACTTTACAAATTTAGCCGAAGTAGCTACGGTAGGTGGCGAGCCTATTGGGCATGAGGATATTACTGAATCCTCGATTAGCTTTACAGCAGCTTCTCGTACGTTTAGTATCTCGCCCGTAGGCGCGTCGTTTACTGTGTGGTGTAAAGGCAACAAACATGTCTTTACGTCAGCCAAAACAGTGGTTATCCCTAATACCACAGGGCTGCATTACATCTATTTCAGCAACGCCGGTGTGCTGTCTACCAAGACAACATACTTTACGTGGGACAGCGACGCACCTACGGCTTACGTCTACTGGAACGCCACTACTGGCGCGGCTGTTTATTTCGGTGACGAGCGTCATGGGGTTGTCTTAGACTGGCAGACGCACGAATACTTGCACCGCACACGTGGCGCTGCTATCGCCAATGGTTTCGCGGCTAGTGGGTACACTACTAGCGGGTCTGGCAATTTAGATGCCGATGCTCAGTTAGCGGTAGAAGGCGGCACGTTCTTCGACGAAGACATGCAGGTTGACATTGTGTCAACTGCTACTCCCACTGCTAATACATGGCAGCAAGATTTGGCTTTCCCAGCCAAGATTCCAGTCTTGCATCTGCAAGGCACCGCTTGGGTTCTGGACGCTCCCACCAACTTCCCCCTTAAGCAAGGCACTGCGCGCCCGCAATACAACTTGCTTTCTGGCGGCGTGTGGTCTACGGCTGATGTCACGAACAATAAGTACGGCACTACATGGATTCTGGCGACTAACAACCTAACGTACCCTGTCGTTGCAATCATTGGGCAGAGTCAGGCGGATAGTCAGGGTGACGCCGAGGCAACTAGCTTTAGCTCGCTAAACTTACCAGATTTTCCGTCAGTCGAGTTTCGGCCCTTGTACAAGTTAGTGTACAACTGCGCGGACGCAAACACTAACATCCCCCACGCCCGCATTGTCAATGTGATTGATCTGCGGTCGCTTAGTGCGGCGAACCCAGCTGCAAATCCAGCTACAGACCACGGCAATCTTTCCGGGCTGGTGGACGATGACCACCCCCAGTACGTTCACATCTCGGCTACTCGAACCGTCTCGACGGCTGTAAAAGACAGCCTGTTACCGACGCAAACAAGTAACTCAGGAAAGTACCTGAAAACGGACGGGTCTACTGCTTCGTGGCAAAACGTCGTTTCGGCTAGCGATGGCACACTGACTCTTAATACGTCCGGCACCGGTATTTCTGGAAGCGCGACTTTCTCGGCTAACCAAGCCACTGCTTCGACGTTTACAGTTACCTCTAACGCTACTAGTGCGAACACGGCTTCTACGATTGTCGCCCGTGACACCTCTGGTAATTTCTCTGCTAATATCATTAGCGCCGCCTTGAGTGGAAACGCCACTACCGCTAGTACTTTGGCGACTGGGCGCACTATTGCCATGACCGGCGACGTGACATACACAAGCCCGTCTTTTAATGGTTCGCAGAACGTTACGGCTGCCGCGACGCTGGCTAATAGTGGAGTTACGGCTGGAACATATGGTTCGTCGACGGCTATTCCGTCTTTGACCGTTGACGCCAAGGGGCGTGTAACTGCTGCTTCCACGAGTGCAATTTCTGTTGGCGACGGCACCTTCACTGTCAACACAAGCACCGGCTTATCCGGTGGCGGGCAACTAGGAACAGCTAACCAAGCTAGCGCTACCTCTATTACGCTGACCAATACTGACCGTGGCTCGTCTCAGAACATATTTAAGAACATTGCTGTATCTGGGCAAAACACTATCGTTGCCGATTCAAACAACGACACACTAACTATTGTCGGCGGCAGTAACGTAACTGTTACTACAGACAGCGCCACTGATACCCTAACTATTGCTGCATCTCAGCCTAGCGTAGGTAATGGTTCATTTACTGTTAGTACGGGGTCTGGATTAACTGGTGGTGCTCAATTAGGTACTGCTAACCAGACGGCTAATACCTCGATTACGATTAGCCACGCTGATACGTCTACACAAGCCTCTGTAGATAATTCTGGCAATACCTTTATTCAAGATATTACTCTTGATGATTTTGGTCATATTACTGGGCTTGTTTCGGCTACAGCTACAGACAATAATACCACTTATATATTAGATGGCTCAGGTACAACTAATAGTGTAAATATTGAGTTAATTGCTGGTGGTAGCGGTAGTGGTACGGACTCTATTAACGTAGTTGGCTCTGGTGCTTCTACGGTAGCTTGGGATGAGACTAATCAGCGTATTACTATTAATTCTACAAACACAACTTATGGAATAGCCACTGATACCACAGCTGGTTTGATCGAGTTGTTTAGTAACACAGATCAATCTGTGGCGGCTAATGCTGTAACAACAACTGCAGGCCGTACTTATGGTATTCAGCTTAACTCTGCTAATCAGGCAGTTGTAAACGTCCCTTGGACAGATACCAATACAACCTACAGCACAGCAACAACTTCAACCCTTGGATTGATTAAACTTGGGAGTGACACAGATCAAACAGTAGCTGCTAATACTGTCACTGCAACATCTGGACGCACATATGCTGTTCAACTCAACAGTTCAGATCAGGCAGTTGTAAACGTCCCTTGGACAGATACAAATACTACTTACACTGCATCAAAAGGGATTTCTCTTTCTGGTACAGATTTTAGAATTACTGGTAACGAGATTCCCGGTTCAATCGACCTGAACACTTATAGAACGACTGGTTTTTATACTCAAAACGCAAATGCAGATGCGGCTTCTGGATCAAACTACCCTACTGCAAATGCTGGTATTTTGCAAGTAATAAATGACGATTATGGTAATGGGGTACATACTACCCAATTGTATTCTCAATATAGCAGCACAAACTACTACCATCGCACATACTATAATGGAACATGGACTGGTTGGCGTAATTTAGCACAAGATACTGATACCACTTATAGCCAAGCAACTACAACCAACTTAGGTTTAATTAAGCTTGAAGACGATACGGTTCAATCAACAGCGGCTAATGCTGTAACTACAACTGCATCTAGAACTTACGGTATTCAAGTTAATAGCTCTGGTCAAGCAGTTGTAAACGTTCCTTGGTCTGATACTACTTATACCTTGCCAGCAGCGACTAGCACGGTGCGGGGTGGTATTGAGTTGGGTTCTGATACTCAGCAAACAGTTGCCGCCAACGCAGTAACAGCAACAGCAAGCAGAACGTATGCTTTGCAAGTTAACTCTGCTGGACAAGGCGTGGTTAACGTCCCTTGGGTTGATACTGTTAACACCAGCGCCAGCAACCTCACCTCTGGTACATTACCTGACGCTCGTCTTACTGGAACATACACTGGTATTACATTGCAAACTAATGGTGGTAATACACATTACACCACACCAAACTCTGGTTCTGCATCTACGAATGACAGAACGGTATTTGGTTTAGCACAGTATAAAAGCGACCTTGCGGCACAAACTGGCGCTATTGTCTTCATTGCACCAACTACAGCCAGTTCTATTATGCACCGTCTGCGTATTGAAAGTTATACGCATGATAATAAATCTGCTTTATGTATTGTGCAGGGATATCGCTCAACGGGTGCATGGGCAAGCACTGGAAAGATCGCCTTGGGTACAGACAACATTTCTGTACGTTTTGGTGTAGACCCTAGTGGTAAAAACTGCGTGATTATTGGAGATGTGACATCGACTTGGAGTTATCCAATGTTTGCGATCACCCACGCCATGTTCTCTCATAGTGGTGTGACTGATGCTTATTGTAAAGATTGGACTGTTACCGCTACGACAAGTCTAACAGGGTACACTAACATAACCTCCAGCCTTGTGGAAACTGCGATACAGACAAGCATTGCTGGTTCAGCATCCAGCGCAAGTCAGGCTACGAAACTTACAACCGCACGGACAATAAATGGTACAAGTTTTGACGGAACCGCCAACATTACGACATCAAGCTGGGGCACGGCTCGTACAATCAACGGCGTTAGTGTTAACGGCTCAGCAAACTACACACTTGAGCCGTATGTGGAAGATGACCAAACCAGCAGCGGTATTAGATACCTAACTTTTGTTGATGATTCAACAGCTGGTCATAAGCGTCTCAACGAAAGCTCGAATCTGTATTATTATCCTGATTCAGGACAGCTTGGCGTTGGTGCCCTTAGTGCTACTACCTCTGTGACCGCAGGTACTTTTGTTTCTGCTAACTATTTAAATGGATCAGCCAGCGATACCGCCGCTGCCCCAGCCCATACTTGGACGGGTGACACAAACACAGGGGTGTGGCGCCCTGCTGCCGATCAGATTGGTTTTTCGACTGGTGGTACAAATCGTTTAACTATTAGCACAACAGCGGTTTCATCATCACTCACTGTTGATGCTCCAACGTTCAACGCTACCAGTACAACTAATGGTGGATTTCAGGGTATTGATGCCGATACGGCGGGTACCCCTTCCTTTACGTGGACGGCGGACCTAAACACCGGGATGTATAGGTACGGCGCAGACATTGTTGGTATTTCTGCTGGCGGTAACGATGAGTTTAGGGTTTACACCTCATACACATTTAGCCCCGGTTCGAGCCGTGCACCAATCTTTTACGATAGCGACAACACCTCATACTATACGAATCCAGCAAGTACATCTGTTCTTAATGATCTTACCGTTAACGGTGTAGAAGTGGCTGCTGCTGGTGGTGTAATTTACGAAAACGCACAAGCAATCACAGCAAACTACACAATGGCTTCTACAAGAAACGGTATGTCGGCTGGTCCAATTACGATTAACAGTGGCATTACAGTAACAATTAGTAGTGGTGCCAACTGGGCTGTCGTCTAAGGAGAGAAAATGACAATAACTTATACATGGAAAGTTACTAACTTAAAGATACAAGATGTTAGTCCGGGTCGCCCAAAGGCGGTTGTTCAAACCTACTGGGAAAAGCATGGGACGGATGAGAACGGCAACACTGGTTTCTTTGCTGGCGCTACACCGTTCACTGTTGACCCCGGTGACGAATCTGGTCCATTTATTCCTTTCGAGCAGCTTACAGAGGCGGATGTACTAGCATGGATTCAGTCTCAAGTAACAGGTAGTTACGAAGAACACGTTAACAGCAAAATAAAAGAAGACATAGACGAAAAGGCAGGCGTCGTAGTTGACGCCCATGTGTTGCCTTGGGCATAACTTTTCTTTACTCAGACAACCAATATGGATAAAATTACCCTAACCACAAACCTTGTAAACGCCGTGCTGAGCTATTTGGCGTCTCGTCCATACAACGACGTAGCGCAGCTTATTTCAGCTATCCAACAAGAAGCCAAAGCAACCGCCCCACAGGATGCCACCCTTGCCGAGCAAAAACCCAGAATAGGTAGTTAATGGACCCAATCAGCCTCTTCATGGCAGCAACCGCTGCCTTTAACACTGTTAAAAAACTTGTTGAGGCTGGTCGCGAAGTCGAAGATGTCCTCGGCCAAATTGGCTCGTGGATGGGTAAAGTCAGCGAATTAAACGCGCTAGACAACAAGAAGCCCAGCATTTTTAAACGCATCGGCAGCGGCAAGTCTGTCGAGCAAGAGGCAATGGAGCAACTCCAGCGCCGTGAGGCTGTGCGTAAGCAACACCTTGAGCTTATGAGCATGGTCAAGTTACGTTACGGGCCACAAGCCTTTGACGAGCTTATGCAAATGCAGCGTCAGATTAAGCTCAAACGCGAGCGCGAAATCATCTTCCAAGCCCAGCGCCGCAAAGACGTGATTATGTACTGCCTGCTTGCAGTCGTTTTGGGTCTGGGTATCTGGGCGATCTGGGGCATGATTGCTACGGCAATTGAGTGGAAGCGAGCTGCGGTATGACGAGGACTCTATTGATATGTGCTGGATTAGTAACTATGTGCGCGGTCTTTGCAATCGCTGGCTGTTCAGACCAGTACCGGTATCCCTGTCAAGACCCTGCGAATCAACGCTCAAAAGAGTGTAACCCGCCAGCCTGCGAAGCAGATGGCACTTGTACTGAATACCTGATTGAACACTATGAAACCAAGTCTTGATGAGTGGTTGCGCTTTGTAGTCGGCGTCACAATGGCAGTGACGTTAGTTGGCATCGTTGGCGTGGTGCTATATTCTCTTGTTTTTGTAACCCAACCAATGGTAGGACAAGCCCCCAATGACGCTGAATTCTTTAAACTTATTGGCCCGATCGCTACTTTCATCGTTGGTGCGCTTAGCGGCATCATGGTCGGAACACAAAATAATAAAGTGGATAGCGAAACGCCTCCACGAGACCCGCAAGCCCCTGTAAAGCAAACATGGACTGGTAGTGGTACGCCCCCAAAATGGGTAACCGATAAGGAGACTGAAAAATGATCCCGTTAGCAGGACTATTAGAGATCGGCGGCAAGCTCGTCGATAAACTCATCCCAGACCCCGAAGCCAAGGCCAAGGCCCAAGCCGAGCTGCTCAAGATGCAGCAAGACGGCGAGCTGGCAAAGATGGCTAATGACACCAAGCTCTACGAGACCGAGCAAAACAATCTGACCGACCGCCTGAAGGCGGACATGGCGAGCGATAGCTGGCTGTCTAAGAACATCCGGCCCATGACCCTGTGCGCCATCCTGCTGGGCTACTTTACCTTTGCTTTCATGTCAGCTTTCGGTAAGGATGCGAATCCTGCCTACGTCGAGTTGCTTGGGCAGTGGGGGATGCTGATTATGTCGTTTTACTTTGGCGGTCGTACGTTAGAGAAGATTATTGACATGAAGGGTAAGAAGTAATGTTGTGGATACCCGTCGCCTTTGTCTGCTTACAGAACGGGGTGTGCGGCTTTCACCAAGCTTACGTCGAGAAATACTTATACGAGTGCGAGGAAGTCAACCGCAAGGCAGTAGCTAAAATGCAAGCTGACCCTGACGTGCGAGCCTACGACGTGACCTGTATTCAGGTGTTACTAAAGGAAACTGGAAATGCAACTAACGAAGAACTTCAGCCTAGCGGAGATGGTCAAGAGCGATACAGCCTTACGCCTAGACATGGACAACACTCCCGGTGAGGAAGAGATTGCGAACCTGACAGCCCTGTGTGAGTGCATTCTGCAGCCTGTGCGTGACTATTACGGCATGGGTGTAAAGGTTAATTCTGGTTTCCGCCACCCTGATGTCAACGCCAAAGTTGGCGGCTCCAAGACTTCGGACCACTGCAAGGGTATGGCGGCTGACATTGAGATTCCCGGTATCGCCAATGCAGACTTGGCTAAGTGGATCGTAGACCACATGGAGTTCCGACAAGTAATACTTGAGTTTTATACTCCCGGCATCCCCGATTCAGGCTGGGTGCATGTCAGTTACAACCCCGGTGACAACAAAAAACAGGTTCTAACAGCCACGAAAAAAGACGGCAAAACTGTGTATTTGCCGGGGCTAGTAGCGTAAGGGCTTACCTAGTACAATCGGCGTAGCTAGTGTAAAAGGGTAACTATGGCTGTACTGTCGCTAAAAAAGTTCTCAGGGATAGCCCCTAGGGTTTCCCCGTATAAACTCTCCCCTGAGATGGCTCAGACGGCTAACAACGTCCGCCTTTTAAAAGGTACGTTGGCTTCGTGGAACTCACCCCTTAACGTAGCGACTGTCGCTCTTGCTGGCCCAACATCTACCATCTATAGATTTGGCCAGTCTCAAACCTCTGACACTCAGTATTGGTTGAATTGGACAGCCGATGTTAACGTCGTCAAGGGCGCTATTTCCGGTGACGCTGCTGAGAAGACTTACTTTACCCACCCTACATTGGGTGCGCGATATACTGATAGTACGCTTGTTACTACTGGGACAGGTGACTACCCTCAAAGTTCCAGAAAACTAGGCTACCCAAGCCCAGTCGGAGCCCCTATCGCAGCGGTGACAACTGAGGGCGACACGGAAAGCCTGACAGAGACTCGGGTCTACGTTTACACATACGTTTCAGATACCGGAGATGAGGGTCCGCCCAGTGCTCCTAGTAACCTTATCGACACCTACATTTTAGATAGCACTGTTACGCTAACTAACTTGGGCACAACGGCCCCCGCTGACTACACTGGGCATATCACTGCTAAGCGTATCTACAGAACTCTTTCTGGTAGCTTGTCGACAGACTACCAACTAGTGGACGAAATTCCTATATCGCAGGGGACATACGCCGACTCGAAGCTGGGCACAGATTTGGGTGAAACTATTGAAACCGTAGACTGGAGCGCTCCTCCTAACGGCGCGTTCGGTATCACCCAGATGGCTAACGGCATCATGCTTGTTTTTAAGGGCTATGATATTTACCCGTCTGAGTCTTATGTCCCCTATGCTTACCCAGCTAAGTACTCTATGTCGGTGGACTACCCTATTGTCGGCGGTGCTGCTATAGGTACAAGTGCGGTTATTTTAACTAACGGGCACCCCTATTTGTTGATGGGTTCAGACCCAAGCGCGCTCTCGCTCGTCAAGTTAGAAGCCCCACAGTCCTGCTCCTCTAAACGCTCTATTGCTGCGACTGACAGCGGCGTCATGTATGCGTCCCCCGATGGCCTTATGATGGTGTCTGGCAGCGGACAAGTGGTTAATGTAACTGCGCCCTTATTTTCTCGCGACGAGTGGCAGGATTTGAATCCAAGCAGCATGCACGGGTATTTCCACGATGGGCGTTACTTCTGCTTCTACGACACAGGTACAACACAAGCCGGGTTTATTTTTGATCCTGCGCAAGGCACAGGCGCGTTTACGACGCTTGACTTTTACGCAACGGCTGGGTACTCTGATTTAATCCAAGACGCCCTCTATCTAAAAACTGGCGCTTCTATTGTTAAGTGGCACGCTACTAGTACGCCTTTATCCTATACATGGAAGTCCGGGAAGATAGAAACTACTTCTCCCACAAACCCAGCTTGCGCACAAGTCGTTGCTGTCACTTACCCTGTGACGTTTAAGTTATACGCAGACGACGTGCTGAAGCACACGCAATCTGTGGCTAGTAAAGATATTTTTTGGCTGCCGAGTGGGTATAGGGCTAACTTTCTAGAAGTTGAATTGACCGGGTCCGCCGAGGTGCTTTCCGTGCAGGTTGCTGACAGCCCGCAGGAGCTTAAAGGTCTATGACATACAAACCAGTCTCGATCCCTTCGCTTCCGGTTGACACGAGTCCGGCGCTTAGGCAGTTTCTAGCGTCAATAAAAGAAGCATTAGAAGTCCGCTTAAACCAACGCGGCTCAGCCCTCGATGCGTCCCCTACTTTTCAGGACTTACTTGACACAGGTATTCTGAAGGTTAAGGACGGTCTTACAACTATAGGCGGGAAACAATACACCGCTGAGCAGCTTCTAGGGGTGGTTCAAGCAACCATTCCAACGTGGATTACATCCGATACTGCTCCTCCAGCGCCAACAGGGCTTGTCGTAGGTACTGATGACATTGCAGGTACAACCCTGACGTGGGACACTAGCGCTTTTGACCAGTACGCCCACACCGAAGTGTGGCGGGCAACCACGAACGATTTAGATGTCAAAGTGCTTATCGGCTCTACAAGCGGAAACACTTTCTTAGATAGCCTCCCACCACCGGGTACAACATACTACTACTGGATACGCGACGTTGCGTATAACCTACTCGCAGGCCCCTACAATAGCGTAAACGGCACGCCTACTTCTGTCGGTCCTGCAGCTACTACGCTGTCTTATGCCTTTGTGGGCGCTGACGTAGATTTAACATGGCCCAGCCCAACAAGCAACGTAGCTGTGGCTCAGTATCGTATTGAGTATCAACTAGATGGGTTGTGGGTACAGCTTGATATTGTTACCGGGAACTCTCATCGTTTTCGCGTAAGTTGGTCTGGCGATAGAACTTTCCGTATTACTGCTATTGACATTGGCAAAAACGAAAGTTCTGCCGCTGAGCTAGTTGTAACTGTTGTTCCGCCAACAGCTCCGGCGGTTTCTTTTGAGTTTAACGGCGAACACCTCGTACTAAACTGGACAGACACCACTGGCGCTACCTTGCCGATTGACAGGTACGAAGTTTACCAAGATAGCATTGTCGTTAATAACTTATTATCTGAGCAATACGCTACGGTCTATCGGACTAAAGTCACCGGATGGAGTGGCACGTACCGACAGTTTTTTGTTCGCAGCATAGATACCGCTGGTAACCTAGGTACTGCGCGTGAGGTAGATGTTCAAGTTCTCCTCGGTTCAGTTATTAATCTGACTACGCAGGTTATTGACAACAATGTTTTATTTCGGTGGGGGAACGTACCGGGGTCGTTACCAATCGCCTCTTATGAGCTACGACGCGGCGCCACTTGGGAGACTGCTGAAGTTGTAGGTAAAAAAGACGGTGGCTTTACGACTGTGTTTGAAGCACCGCAAACAACGGTAACTTATACCTACTGGCTAGCCGCTGTAGACACTGGAGGGTTCTATGGCTTGGCGTCAAGTGTTGTAGCTACGGTTTCACAACCGCCGGACTATGTTCTGGCGAATAGGTTTGTCGCCGACTTTACTGCTGGTACAAAGACTAACGCGTTTGTCGACGCAGACGGCACTCTTTTACTGCCGGTTAACACATCGGAGACGTGGCAGAGTCACTTTACTAGCCGATCTTGGGCAGGGCCTTCTGCGCAGGTATCCGCTGGATACCCGGTTTTTATACAGCCCGGTGCAGTAACCGGATCGTTCCGTCAAGACTTTGACGCAGAAACGATACTTCCAGCGATGAAAATTACCGTGTCGTATCGCACGACGACGGTTGCGGATAACGGTAGCGTTCCAACGACACAAGTAACGATTGAGGCAGCTTTAGACTCTGATTTTCAGGTTAACCACCAAACTTTTCCCAATGTAACGTCTGCCTACGCAGTTAATTTTAGGTATGTCCGGGTTCTCATAGAAGTGACTGGGGCTGACGACTCTGATGTTTTACGCCTCGAAGACTTGGAAGTTAAGCTGGATACAAAGCTAAAAAGTCAGACCGGCACCGTTACGGTCTCTAGCTCTGGTACTACCGTTTACTTAACCGACAACCGAACAAGTGGTGGCGAAAAGATTTTTATTGATGTAGACTCTATTACCGTAACGGCTTTGTCAACTACGCCCCTAATTGCCATCTACGATTTTGTGGATACAACATACCCACTCAGCTTTGACATACTGCTGTTTAACAACACCGGCGTGCAAGTGTCTGGCGAAGCAAGTTATCAGGTACGAGGATTTTAAACATGGCAGATCATAGTAAACCGGCTCTCGCAAGTACCTACACTAATTTTGTTAGTGAGCTTGACGCACGTCTGGACGATCTTACACTCGGGCTTTCTGACGCTACGACATCACCTACAAACTTACCGACGAACGCAGTACGGTGGAGTGCTAACAGCAACAAGTGGCAAAAATGGTCCGGTACCGCGTGGGGTGACTTAGCTACTACTTACGCGATTTCTGTTTCCGGTAACGCTGGCACCGTTACTAACGGGGTTGTTACTACCGGTTCCTACGCCGATCCTGCGTGGATAACGTCTATTGCTGGCTCAAAAGTTTCTGGCGGCATCACCGGCAACGCTGGTACCGCTACTAAGCTAGCCACGGCGCGCAATATTAACGGCGTATCTTTCGACGGTTCTGCTGCGATAAGTGTAAACACAAACCAGTCCCTTACGTTTAATAACGGCGGGTCTGGCGCGGCTTCTGGAACGACGTTTAACGGCGGTACGGCTAGAACTATTTCTTACAACACTATAGGCGCCCCAAAAGCAGATGGCACTGGTGCTACAGGAACTTGGCCGATAAGCATTACGGGCTCAGCGAATAACGCAAAAGGCATTACAAGCCCAAACTTCCTTGTCACTGATTTAAGCACTTCGACACTACAGTTTTACGCCAACAACGGTGTTGATTTTGTTCTTGTGGCTACACTGGATTCCGACGGAAACTTCGAGCCCACTGGCAGTCTAGGGAAAAAAGGTATATTCTACGACTCTGCTCAAACTCTCACCGAAGATCACACAACTACTACCGGGTTTAACTCTATGGCCGCAGGGCCTATCACTATCGCATCTGGTATCGTGCTAACCGTAACGAACGGCTGTACGGTCACAATCGTGTAAGGAAAACAAATGTCAACTTTAAAAGTAAACACAATACAGAATACCAGCGGGGTAGAGGTTTACACGGCGAAAGCATGGGTGAACTTCAACGGCACAGGTACAGTCGCTATTCGTGCTAGTGGTAATGTGTCGAGTATTACGGATAACGGTGATGGTGACTACACAGTTAATTTTACGACTGCGATGCCTGATGCAAATTACTGTACACAGGTAACTGCAAAGCGGGGTACTGTAAATAACGATTTAGTAGCGTTATTGAAAGCTAGCGGCACTTACACAACTTCAGCAGTACAAGTAATTTGTGTTGCAAATTCAAATTACTCAACTACTTTAGACGCAGACCCTGTTTGTGTCGCAGTCTTCCGCTAATCAGGAGTAAATAATATGTCAACAATAAAAGTAAGTACCCTTGCCAACGTATCAGGTAGCTTGACAATGGCGGTAACAGATATATATTACGGCACCGCAAAGGCATGGGTTATGTTTAATGGTACAACAAATACTGCTGGTCTTTGCGATGTTCTTGCTAGTCACAACGTAAATTCTGTTAGCGATCTTGGTGTTGGTGAGTACCAACTTAACTTTGCGAGCGGCGCACTGCCTTACGCAGACTACTGTGTAACAGGCATGGCTCAACGTTCAGGAACAAACGATGATGTTAACCTTGCAATTAAATTTGGCACTACACCAACGACTACGACCCTTCGTATTGCGGCTAGAACATCATCATCAGGAGCTGCACAAGACCCGTCACGAGTTTGTGTCGCAATCTTTGCAGGCTAACCAAAGGAACAAACATGAATAAACAAACAGGGAGCGCTTTATGGCTTCAGTAATACGAGGAAATGACAACTTTGACTCAGCAAATGTCCCCTTACGGGGTGTTGGAGACGGACAGTCGTGGGCACTGGTATCTCATACTGTAGGCACTATATACTACAACACATCTGGCAGACCTTTCGTTATTAACGCTAACGTAGCTCAAAGCGGGAGTACGCCCGGTGTGTCTGTGGATGGGTTGGCGATTGGGCAATCGACCACCGTTAACGGGTATTCAAACGTGCAAAGTGTTACTGCCATCATCCCAAACGGCTCTAGCTATTATGTTTATGGTGGTATCAATAGTGTTTACAAACTAAGTTGAGGTTGGTATGTATTATAAATGTCTAAATAACAGAACACACTGGCTTGATGATTCTGCCTACGAATCCCTTTTGCCTGAAGGATCAGTTCGTATTTCTGAGGAAGAAGCGTTATTGATAAACGAAGAAAATGAAAGGCTGCGTATAGCTGCGCTTTCATATCAGGAAAAAAGAGTAATGAGCTATCCCCCAATAACAGAGTATCTCGACGGCGTAGTTAAAGGCGATCAAGCGCAGATAGATGCGTACATTGCGGCGTGTTTGGCTGTTAAAGATATGTATCCCAAGACTTAAAAGGAGTTTCTCATGGACAACAAACGAGTAATTTACCCAACAGACGAAGGCGGTGTTGCCGTCATCGTACCAGCCCCCGGTGTAACCGAAGAGCAGGTGTTAAAGGCTGTACCCGCAGGTAAGCCCTATAAGATTGTCGATGTGGCAGATGTGCCAAGCGACCGTACATTCCGCAACGCATGGGAGTATTCAGCATGATTGTTATTAACGTAGATAAAGCTAAAGGCATTGCACACGAAGTTCGCCGTGCCAAACGTGCAGAAGAGTTTGCACCATTGGATGAGCAGATTATGAAGCAATTGCCCGGTACAGACGCTGCTGCTGTTGAAGCACAACGCCAAGCCATTCGTGACAAGTACGCTGCTGTTCAAACGGCAATTGATTCCGCTTCTACACCCGAAGCGATCAAGGCGGCAATGCCTACCTGATGCCCTACGCGTTTCTGAACCCAGACGGCTCTATTAAGGAAGTCGTGCGCAAGCTCAGCCCGTTTATGAAGGTGCTGGAAGGGGAACGCATTGCCAACTACAACCCACCTGCGCATGACCCCGAGCTAGAGGTTGCAACGCCTATAGAGCCGGTTCCAAAGGGTCAGTTAGACATTCAGTTCACTGTAGCTCCAAAGTCTCAAGAAGTCTATGAGGCGGTTCAGATTCGTCGCAAAACGGCTCTTGTGCAAAACTACTTAGACACCACGGCTCAGGAAAAGGGGTACGACAACATCCTGTCTGCTGTCTCTTACGCCGGGTCTGGGCATCCAGTTTACGACTCTGAAGGCGTTGCGTATAAGTTTTGGCGTAGCGATTGCTGGGATGCTGCGTTTGCTATTCTTGATGCTGTTTTTGCTGGGAGCCGGACCATGCCATCTGACACGGACTTTGTGGCTGAATTACCGGTGTTTCCGGGCTAGCGTAGTAACAAATAATCGGTCATAATCTGCCTATGGCAGAACTTGTCTTAAATCAGAGTCAGCGCGTTGGCGAGTGGGTCGCTAGGCAGGTTAGGCAAGGGGCGAGTTGGGGTGATTTTTATGCTATAGGAGTCGTGCACGAAAACGAAGTCATAGCTGGTGTAGTCATAAACAATTACAACGGTGCGAATGCTACGTGCCACATTGCGATTGCTAAGACCACACGAATGATTATCCCGCTGTTTGAACATGTCTGCGATTACGCATTCAGGTTCTGTGGTTTAAAAAGGTTAACGGGTATGGTTCCTACAAACGAGCCGAATCTTGTTAAGTTCTACCGGCACTTGGGGCTTGTAGAAGAGTTTGTAATGAAAGACGGCGC